GTGTCCTGGCGGCACGCGGTCCTGGCGCATCGCGTTGCAGTGCTTGCAGGCGCGGCGCAGGTTCGCCACGGTGTCCTTTCCGCCATGGCTGAACGGGATGATGTGGTCATCCTCCGTCGCCGTGATGGAGCAGCCGGGCATGCCGAGCCAGCAGCGGTTGCCCCATGTCGCGATGACCTTCGATCTGATGCGCAGGTCTACCGTTTGCCTTCTCATGCCTTCTTGCCTTTCTCTCGTTGGGTGAGTATCCAACAGTTCACGTCCTGTTCCGCGTATCGGATGGCGTTGCCGATACGGATGGGCGGAGGGCCGATGAT